TGATCCATCATAAATTTGAGTAACTCCAGTAACACTTGCAGGTGATCCAGCATGACCTCCTGCTACTATAGCAGTATCTCTACTAGATGTACCAACGTTATTACTAGTATACCCAGATTGTCCAGTGTTTAAAGAAGCTGGAAGAGATGACCATGAAGAACCATCATACTGTTCAACGGCTGTTTGTACAGCATAAGGAGAAGTACCAAGAGCACCACCTGAATACATTCCAGCTGTTTGAGTTCCAGAGCCAAATCCTCTTACTCTAGCACTGCCACTCAAATTACCGCCTGCTGTCCAAGAAGCTCCATCATATTCTAAAGTAATATCTGTATCAGCACCTCCACTTACAGACAAAGCCGCTGTTTGAATTCCTATTCCAGTGTTTGTTTGAGTTCCTGTAGGTAAATCATTTTGTTCTGCCCATGATGTACCATTATATTCTTCAACTTCACCTCTATTTGCACCTGAAGGCATATTACCTCCCATTTTAAGACTAGCTGTTTGTGTTCCACAACTACCTCCTATAAAAGCTCTACTATTTACATTACCACCAGAAGTCCATGAACTACCATCATATTCAAAAGAAGTAGCTAACATTAAATTAGCTGGAGGTGCTGGTTGAGGTCCTACATAACCAGATGCATATAATGCAGCTGTTTGTGTACCTGAAGCAAAACCATGTCTATTTGCAGTAGGGTGTGCTCCACCACTAGACCATGCTTCAACTTTAACAGAAGCTTTAAAATCACCAGAAGTAGAATTATACCAAACTTGACCTTTTCCTACTGCTGCAGGTGGATCACTTGCAATAGCTTTAATTTGTCTTCCATGTATTGTTTTATAATCTGTCATTATGATGTATCCACTGACCTTGCACTTAATGTGCTTGAAAATTCTTCACATCCAGTTAAATAATTAGAGGCATCCATTCCACCACAGCAAAATGCAGTTTCTGAAGGAGCTGTAAGTGCTCCACCACCTGCTTCCCTAGCTGTTGCCATACTTGCTCTAGTTGTCCAATTAGTTCCATCATAACTTTCCATTACAGCTGAAAGACCTGGAACACGTCCACCAACTGAATACGCTGCTGTTTGAGGCCCACCTGTTGCAAAATTATTACTACGTGAAAGTGTAGATGCATTTACATTTGTCCAACTTGAACCATCATATTCTTCGGCTTGATTAGTTGCTGGTCCAACAGGATCATATCTTCCTGTTTTTAAAGCTGCAGTAGATGTACCTGCTCCACCCACTCCATAAGCAGCTAAATTCATATCTCCTTCTTCTGACCAAGCAGTTCCATTGTATTCATATGTTTCAGTACCAGTCGTAGCTGTGTTGTCGTTGCCTCCAAAAGATAAAGTCGCTGTTTGTCCTGCTCCACATCCTTGACCACCATTATTTGCCCTTGGATAGTTTGCTTCTGCTGTCCAAGAAGTTCCATTATAACTTTCAGTTCCTACATGAGGACTGTTAGTTGGGTGAAATGCTGGGTGAATAGGATTGTAAGCTCCACCAAAACCCATTGCATCTGTTTGAGTTCCTGAACCACCCATAACTCTCATCATATTACTAACATTACCACCTGCAGTCCATGATGAACCGTCATATTCAAAAGTTTTATTATCGTTTGGTTGGTCACCACCACCTAAAGTACCATGGTGCATAAGAGCAGCAGTTTGAGTGCCAGCAGTATGTCCTCTTGCTATTCCTTGTGGCAAATTACCTCCAGAAGCAAAAGCTTCTATTAAAGGCGATACTTTTAAAGTTTGAGTAGTAGTATTATACCAAATTTCTCCTTCATAAAGATTAGATGGATCACTAGAACGACTTTTAATTTGAAAACCGTGTTCAGTTTTATATACAGCCATTTATCTCCTTAATTATTTGTTAGGAGCCAGCCTTGTGTACTATCAGTAAATACTAATGTGAATGCCGCTCTTTCTGTTGCAACCGTTAAATCATCTGTAGAACCATGAATTTTTTCTGATCCATTAGCTGCAACGGTTAAATTATTTGAGTCAAAAGTTCCTGCGTAATCTATGATTGAAACTTGATCTCCTATGCTTCCTGCGGGAAGTGTAATTGTGAATGCTGAAGAAGTTGTATTACAAAATACACCTTGACCAGCTGAAGCTGTAAAGTTTCCTGTTTTAACGGCTTGCCAAGAAGTACCACCTGGATTGTATGTTTTTAAATCTGATGCAGGAATAGTCTTCATTGATCCACCATCATTTACAACGATACCATCAGCATCTGCTAATGTTATAGAACTACCAACTGAAGTACCTCCATCTAATAAATTTAATTCTGCTGCAGTAGCTGTGACCGCTGTGCCATTAATAGCTAACTTATCAGTTACAACGTTAAATGTTGCATTATCTTCAATTCTTGCAACTTCTGTTCCATCTCTTTGTTGGAATATAATATCTTTAGCATCAACAATTGGTTTAAGTACAATATCACTTGATGAGTTAACAATTGAAAAAATATGAGTACCACCTGCTTTAAATTGAAAATCATTTCCTGCTGCATCTAATATAATATCTGCTGCTGCATCTATTGTTAAATTATTTGCACTAATAACTAAATCTGTTCCATCACCTTCAATTTTTTCTGAGTCTCCACCAAATACTATTCCAACATTATTTGGAATATGTACATCTGATGTAGCTGTTAAATTAATTTTAGCTCCAGAAGTAATAGTTAAATCTGTACTATCTCCTTCAATTTTTTCACCACTACCAAATGTAATTCCAACGTTTGCTGGTATAACTACATCTGCTACTGCAGTTAAATTAATATTATTTCCTGCAATTGTTAAATCAGTACCATCACCCTCAATTTTTTCACCATCATTACCAAACGTCATTCCGACGCCAGATGGAACATTAATATCTGTTGTAGCTGTTAAATTAAGATCAGCGCCTGCTGCTATAGTTAAGTCTGTTCCGTCAGAAGAGATATGTTCACCACCTGCTGCATCGTATAAATATAATTTTGATGCTCCTGCTAATACTAAATCGTCTGTAGATTCGTCCCAAAGCATATAAGACCCAGAGGTAGCGCCAAAGAATTTTACATCATGTCCTGTATCGTCTACTCCAACTGTTACTGTTCCAATACAAGTTAAAGCAGAACCTGTAAAAGATAAGTTTGCTTCACCATCTAATTCTGTTGTTGTAGAACCTATTGTTGTTAATCTATTTGCTGATTGATTGTTTAAAGCTGTAATTGTTCCTGATACTGTAGTCCAATCTAAATTTCCTGAACCATCAGTTTTTAATAATTGATTAGCACTTCCATCCGATGTTGGTAATTCCCATGCTGTGCCTCCAGAAGCAATTGTTAACGCAGATCCTGAAGATGAAAGATATTCACCACCAGCTGCATCATATAAATATAATTTTGCTGCACCTGCTAATATTAAATCATCTGTAGATTCGTCCCAAAGCATATATGCTCCAGAAGTTGCTCCAAAAAATTTTACATCATAACCAGTGTCATTAACACCAACCGTTACAGTGTTATCAATTTGTACAGCTCCATCAATATCAACGGCATCTAAATTAGCAGTACCATCAACATCAATATCACCAGCTAAGTCAATTCCAGCAGCACCTGCTAAAACTAAATCATCTGCTGAAGTGTCCCATAACATGTATGCACTTGCTGTATCTCCAAAAAATTTAACATCATAACCTTGATCATCTGCCCCAACTGTAAATGTTGCATCTAATTGTACAGCGCCATCAATATCAACTGCATCTAAATTTGTAGTTCCATCTATATCTGCATTACCAGAAATATCTAAAGTTGTTGCATCTAATTCTCCTGCAACTGTTAATACACCACTAGTTAATGTTAAAAGATCTGTGTCACTTGTATGTCCAATTGTAGTACCGTTAGTAATAATATTATCAACGGTTAAAGTTGAAAGAGTACCTAAGCTTGTTACATTGCCTTGTGCAGCAGTTGCTAAAGTACCTGTTAAAGTTCCTGTTACAGTTAAATTATCTGCAACTGTAACTTCTGAAGTTGTATGTCCAATCGTAACAGCAATACCTGAAGTTTCTGTTGCAATTTTTAAAGCACCTACAGCGTTTGTAATATAAGAATTTGATCCATCATGATACATTAACATATCATTGCCAGTACCAAATTTAGCATTGGCACTATCAGCAAAAGTTGCATGAGATCCTGTTAATACATTAAAGGCATTAGCTGTAAATGTAAAATCATCAGCTCCTGCAATTTTAATATCTATTTGATCATCTGTATCTGCTGTAATGCTAGTATCGGCATCAGCATCTAAAATTAATTCATTACCATCTAAATCATGATCTCCAGTAGATGCAATACCTGAATCAACTAAATTTGGATTAGTTGCATGATCAGCAGCAGCGTAAACAAGTTTAGTTCCTTTATCTGTTGCTGCAAAAGTAACTGAACTTCCTGATCCAGAAGCGTATTTAAATTGAACTGTATAAGCACCCGATGTACCATTAACCAAAACATACATCTGTTGAACATCTAAAGGAATTGTTACAATTTGGTTTCCAGTAATAGTTCCAGTAAATTTTATAACTCTATGTCCAAGAACTGCACCTGTTGATCCATCAGAAACAGATAGTGTTGTAGTATCCGCTGAACCCGCAATGTCTTGTTCAGTATAACCACCAGATATTTGTTCTATAATTTGTAAATTAACATTAGTCTTCGTACCCCAATTACCAGCGTTCTCGCCGGTTGTCATTAGTTCTGTACCAAGACCTGTGTAACTTGATGCCATTTATTCTCCTATGCGCTTCCTACAAATACTTCTACATCAACAGAAGATGTATCTGCAGTTGCTGTAATATCTACTAAATCATTAAATGATACTGTTAATGCAGATCCACCCGCATGCATCGTATCTACAACACCACCACTATTATCACCTGGATAAATAAACGAATGACCAGCGTCAACTTTAATTGCAAACTCTGTACTATCTTCATCTCTAAATGTTAATGTAAGATGGTTACTTGAATCTAAATTTGTAATTCTAATGTATCTAACATCATCTTCATCAAATTGACCTGCTAAATAACTTTTTGATAAATCTGTTGAAGAAGCTGTAGCAAAACCTAGTAAGCCTGTTTCAGTAGTTGAAATGGTTACTATTCTTTTAACAATTTCATTAACACTAGAAATATCTAATGATCTTTCGCTATTATAACTATTATTATTTAGTGTGATTTCTTCTATTACTTTTACTGTTAATGTTGCCATATTTTATTCCTTACGGTGTCTGTACGTTGAGAGGTATACGAGGTTCTCCATCCGTATAATCATCTCTTCTACGTCTACCTACTTGTTCTTGACCAAACTTCTGTGCTTCAGCTTGATACTTTTGTTCGTATAATTGTAGCATATCCATCGGTCCTTTTAAATAGCTAAATGCTTCTACCAAGCATGCATATAAAAGTCCATTTCCAAAATTCGTGCTGAGATAAGTTGTGGTATTTGCTGAGCTTAATCCCAAAGGTCTAGCATTATAATGCATTTTATACATAAATGCTGAACTTGGAGTGGGTACAATTGTAACTTTTCCTGATGAAGCTGCTCCTGATCCAGTAGCTCCTCCAGACATTGCATAATATTTTGGAGTTCCAGTAGTGGTTTCTGCTGCATCAAATTCTCTTAAATAACTAATATCCTTCTTCTGTAACCAGCTATTAGCACCAGTTGCTGCTGTAGTTGAAGTATAGACCTGTATACCTCTGACAAATAAAGTTCCAGCTGGTACATTTATATTGTCTTTTGAAGCAACTAAATTGCTTATAACTTCTTTTCTATCTGCATCAATTGGAACATCTCTAAAAATTCTTAATTCTGAATTATCTATAAATTGATCTGTAATAGTACTAGATAATACAGAAGTACCAACCTCGGTATAATTACCAATTGCTGTTGTAAGTGTTGAATAAGTAAATCCTGCCATTATGCGCTAAGGGTTGCTGGTCCTACTGAGACTGGAAACCCTCCTCCTTTAACTTCTCCTGCTGTTGCAGTGTTTGTATCAACTGTAAAATAAAACCAATCACTTGTTTTATCTGTGTCTCTACTACCACTAACATATTTACCTGTAGTAATAGCATAGCCTGCGGATTTTGCAATATTGGACCCAGATATACCATCAAAGCTTAATGGATCATTGTAATTTCCAGAAGTTGATGGAGCACCTCTAAATCTATATGTGTCTCCATTTGTTAAACCATGATTTGGTGAATAAACATTTATAATACTTGATCCTGATCCATATGTTGTAAATGGATTGTGTGGTAATAATTGTGCTGTATCGTTTTCAGTTCTATCAGGTCTTGCATCTCTTAAAGCTTCTGCATCTCCACCATGTGGTTTTGGTTCCAATTGTGGATGCTTTGCTTCAAATTCAGATATATGTACAAATGCACCATTCCATTCTTTAACCATTTCATTATATGGAAAAGCCATTCCTGATCGGTCTGATATTGCCTGTGCGTGTTTTCCTCTTGAGTTTGCCATTATATATTTGGATAATAATTCTTCGGAGTTATATAAGTGCTTGCTGCAGATCCGTCTTCTGACAGGGCACGTGCCAATTCATCTTCATAATAAAGTTTTAATTCTTGTGATCTTTGTGGTGTAAATTTTTGTGATAAATAAAAAGATAATCCAGAAACCAAACAAGG